GCCGAGCGCGACGCCAAGGCCGACCAGGTCGAGCAGGAGATCAACGAGGCATGCCGCGCAGTCGCCCGCTGCGCCGACCGTCTGTGCGCCGCGCGCTTCTCCGGCGCGGCCGAGGGTGGCGCGCACCGCAAGCTGGTGCATGCCGCGATGGAACTGGGCAAGACGCTGCGCAAGCACGGGCGCATGCCGAGGGGAGAGTGACGATGCTGCTCAACTTCGAGACGCCCCATGCGCAGGCCGATTATCCGCCACTGATCATGGACAGCTTCGCCGGCGGCGGCGGGGCTTCGACCGGCATCGAGATGGCGCTGGGTCGCTCGCCCGACATCGCCATCAACCACAACCCGGTGGCGCTGGCGCTGCATGAGGCGAACCATCCCGAGACGCTTCACCTTTCGGAAAACGTCTACAAGGTCGACCCGCTCGATTATGTCGCCGGCAAGCATGTCGGCCTCGCCTGGTTTTCGCCCGACTGCAAGCATTTCTCAAAGGCGAAGGGAGGCAAGCCCGTCGAGCGCAACATCCGCGATCTCGCATGGATCATTCCGGGCTGGGTCGAGCGCATCCAGCAGAGCGGCGGCGCCGTCGACGTGGTCATTCTCGAAAACGTCGAGGAATTCCGCGATTGGGGGCCATTGCTGGACACCGAGCGGGGCCTGATGCCGGACCCGGCCGCGCGCGGGCAAACCTTCCAGAAATGGTGCAAGGCGCTGCGCAGGCTGGGCGGCAAGATCGAGTGGCGCGAGCTGCGCGCCTGCGACTATGGCGCGCCGACCATCCGCAAGCGCCTGTTCGTGATCGTGCGCTTCGACGGCGAGAAAATCGTGTGGCCGGCGCCGACGCATGGAAAGCCGGATGATGCCGACGTGATCGCAGGCCGCAAGAAGCCATGGCGCACGGCGGCGGAGATCATGGACTTCTCGCTGCCGTGTCCCTCCCTCTTCGACACCAAGGAAGAGATTTGGGAAAAATTCGGCCTGCGCGCCATTCGCCCGACCGCCGACGCCACGCAAAGTCGCGTGGCCCATGGTGTTGGTCGCTTCGTTCTCAGGGCCGTGCAGAGGGGCAAGCGGCCGTTCCTGGTCAACCTGACCCATGGTGTTCGCTGTGAACCGGTGGACGCGCCGTTCAACACCATCACGGGCGCGCACAGGGGCGAAAAAGCGCTGTTGAGCCCCTCTGTCGTGCGTTTCAATACGGGCGCCACCGGACACGATATGCGTGATCCTCTGGCCACGGTCACTGCCAACAGCTTCAAGAAGCGTCCCGGTGGCGCTGCGCCGCTCGGCATCGTCGCGCCGACACTGGTTCAAATGGGATACGGCGAAAGGGAAGGTCAGGCACCGCGCTCGCTTGATATTGGTGTGCCGTTAGGCACTGTGGTCGCCGGCGGAGCCAAGCATGCGGTTGTTGTTCCGACCCTTGTCGGATGCGGCGGTCGCGCGGGTCAGAGCCGGCCGCGCGGCGGCGATGAACCTGCCGCCACCGTTACAGCGAAAGCCGACGTGTGCGTTGCCGCCGCCTTCGTTGCGCAGCACAACAACGACAGCCGGAGAGATGGCGGCGTCAATCCCGGGCGCTCGGCTGACGAGCCCGTCTCGACCATCACGGCAAATCCGCAGCAGGGCGTCATCTCTGCCTTCATAGCCAGGCAGTTCGGCACATCCATCGGCCATGACATGGGAGAGCCCACACATACGGCGACGGCGGAAGTCAACAAGTCGGTGCTTGTCGCCCCGCATCTGATGACGATGCGCAATGCGCAGAAGCCATTCTCTGCAGCCGAGGAGCCGACGCACACGATTACAGCGGGCGGCGCCGGGCTGACGCTTGTCGCGCCATTCTTCCAGAAATACTACGGCACCGGCGACGGCGCGCGCCTTGATGAGGCGACCCATACCGTCACGGTGAAAGACCGGTTCGCCTACGTCGAAGCGGAGCTTGCGCTACCACCCTTCACGGAGGACATGGAGGGCCGCGCGCGCGAGGTTGCCGCCTTCCTTCGCGCGCATGGCGAATGGGATGATCGCGAGTTCGTGACGTTCGACATCGACGGGATCACCGTCGTGATGGTCGACATCGGCATGCGCATGCTGACGCCGCGCGAGCTGTTCCTCGCCCAGGGCTTCCCGCCGGATTACATCATCGACGTCGAATACAAGGGCAAGCCGATCGCCAAGAGCGACCAGATCGCCTGTTGCGGCAACAGCGTCGCGCCGCCGATCGCCGCCGCCCTCGTCGCCGCCAATTGTGGGCATCTGGCGCGCTACAGGGAGGCGGCCGAGTGAACGCGCATACGCTCTCCCGTGACGCCGCCCGGCTTCGCGCCGTGCGCGAGAACCTGGCCTCGATCGCCCCAGCTCGGTGGCAGCGCGTGCATGACGAGACGGGCGCTTTCATCGAAACGCGCGGCGCCATGGGCGAATTATTCGTGCTGGCGCGGTTCGATCCGCTCGCTGCGGTCGAGGAAATCGACTTTGCTTGCGACGCGCCCGATGTCGTGGCCTTCCTGCTGCGCCTGCTCGACGCCGCCTTCGCCGAGGTGCGGCGGCTGAAAGACGTGCCCACCGAGCCGCCGCGCAACACGGGCAAGGACTATGCCGCCGAATGCGCCATGAAATGCGCCGAGCCGGCCTTCCGGGCCTTCCTGGGCGAATGCCACGGGCTTGAGCGGCCCTGGACCGACGTGCGCGTGGCGCAGCGCGTGCGGGGCCTGCTGGGCGTCACGTCGCGCGCCGAACTCAATCATGGCGGTGATGCCGTCGAACGCTGGAAGAGCCTGCGAGACGCCTTCGCGGCATGGCGGAGGGCAGCGCGGTGAGCGAAGAAGCAACGATCAGGCGCGGCGTCAGGAATGCGCGCTACACCACTGTGCCGAACCACGTCTTCGAGGATGCGCGTCTCTCCATGGAGGCGCGCTGGTTGCTGGGCTATCTGCTGTCCAAGCCAGACAATTGGACCGTCATCCTTGGCGACATCGCCAAGCGCGGCGGATGCGGGCGTGACAAGGCGCGCCGCATCGTCAACGAGTTGGTGCAGAATGGCTATGCTGAGAAAGAGCAGGAGCGGGAAGACGGTCGTTTCGGCAAGCTGTCGCTGGTGATCTATGATGAGCCGCTTGAGCAACGCGCCTGTGCTGTCGCGGCCAATAGTGTGGCATCTTTGCCGCAGACTGAAAATCCGTCGACGGTGAATCCGTCGACGGTAAATCCAACACTAGTAAATACTGATGGTTTAGCAAAACCTGAAAGTAGTTTGGAGAGAGAGCGCGAGCGCGAGGGATCGGAAGAACAGCCAATCTCCGATGCTGGCTCCGCCGATGATCCGAAGAAGTTCGAAGCCAGGGTCAAGCGCCTTGCCGATCGCCTGGACTGGCCGAACTGGGCGAACTCGTCGACGGCGTGGACCGTTGCAAGGTTCGCTGAGTTGAGCGACGCCGAGCGGGCTGAGGCGGAGGCCAAGGCCCCGGCGTACAGGTCGCATTGCGGCAGCAAGGCGCTCTCGCTCGGAACCTACTTCCAGCAGCGGAAATGGATCGATCTTCCGTCGGCGGCTATTGCGTCGGCTGATGCGCCTCCGGTTGTGCCTGCGTCGCCCTTCGGCAAGATATGGGGCGCTATCCGGCTCTGGTGGCTGTTGCAAGCTCCCAGCCCGCTGCCAAAGGCATCGGTCTTCCTCGAACGGTTGCTGGGGGAGGATAGCCCATCGGGGCATCGCGAGCGCCTGGCGCATCAGGCACGGCATGGCTGGCCGCTGGTGAACAACATGCATCGCCACGCCGCCAACGGCGCCGGGATATCCATTCCGCGCGAACTGGCCTCGCTCGAGGCGATTGCGGCCAGCTTTGAAAAGGTGCGCGTCGGCTCGGACCTGTGGCGCGAATGGGAGGCGGCGCACGTCGCGCGCGGCTGGCCATGGCTTCCGGATCCTGGGCGGCAGGAATGGGTCTACTTCCCGGCTGGCGGGCCGGCTGGACTGGAAGCATTCGAACAGGCGGTACGAGGGAACCATGATGCGGGCGGACGTGAAGCGGCTGAGTGAGGCGGAGCGAATCGGCCCTACGGATCGCCAGTCAGCGAAGATAGATCGTGCGCTGCTGAGTCGCGCACGGGTTCGCAAGCAGCTTCAGGCGGCGACTGTGGATGGGGAACGCGCATGGTTCGCGATTCGTGTTCGGGTGAACTGCGAGAAGGCTGTGGATAAGGCGCTGTGGAAGGAAGGCATTTCGACGTGGCTGCCGCTCGAACGCATCGAAGGATTGGTGCGTCGTGGCCGCCGTCTCCCAGCGCAGGACAGGCCTGTGATTTGGGGGCTGGTGTTCGTCCATCTCGTGATGTCGCCGGATGCGTGGCACGGGCTGATGAGCGTCAAGCATGTGATATCGATAATGGGTGATGAGCATGGTCCGGCGCCCATTTTGAACAAGCAGTTCAATAGCTTCCGCACGATGGTTGATCTCGGGGTCTATGGTGAGAAGCCATCCGGCTGGAGTGTCGGTGTCGGCGATATTGTCAAGGTCGGTGCCGGTCCTGCCTATGGCAAGAAGGGTGTCGTCAAGGCGATTAAAGGCAAGCGCCACGATCGCATCATGCTCATGCTTTGGGGTGGCAAGAACGTCATCGACATCCCCCTTGCGCATTTGGTGAAACCGGATTAGCGAATCCGACCTAGGACGAACCGTCGACAGTGGAGCGCGTATTGCTCCCGAGACCGAGACACGGCCACGCCAGTGCGGCGTAGGATGGGTGCCGGACGGAACCAGGGGAAGCGAAGGGCGTGGCCCGGTATGCTTCCCCGCAATGGATAAGATTCCCGAAAGTTTGAACGGATGAGTGGCGGCGCCCAGCCTTGGCGTGCCTGGTATAAGACCGCACGCTGGCGCAGGCTGAAGGACGCCGTCCACCTGCGCGACATGTACATCTGCCGGCGCACCGGCCTCCTGTTGAGCGGCAGGCATCCGGCACCGGACAGCCCCGTCGCCAACCATAAGCGGCCGCATCGCGGCAACCCGGAATTGTTCTGGGATATCGACAACATCGAGACGGTCGCCAAGTCGGTGCACGACAGCGAGATCCAGCGCGAAGAGCAAGCCTCCCTCCAGACGCGCGGCGTCTGGGACTGATCCGATCGCGACCGCGCCTCGACCGCCGAGGCGGGGGGGTGGTCGAAAGTCTGGAAGCGCTCCAGCCCTGGACCGGCGTCCCCCACATTCGCGGATTTTTTTTGTGATGGCCGACGAATTCGACCTGTTTGGTCATCCGGTGCGCGAAGGTTTCGGCAAGCGTGGCCGGCCACCTTTCGAGGCAACCCAGAAAGATCGCAACAAAGTCAAGCTCTTGCTGGCGCTTGGCTGGTCGGGGCAGCGCATCGCGAATGGCGTCGGCATCTCGCTGGCTACGTTGAAGCGGTATTTTAGAGCCGAGATGAAGGTGCGCGATGCCATGCGCGACCAGCTCGATGCCCGCCGCTTCGAGATCGCCATGGAGGCCGCGAACGCCGGCAACATCACGGCGCTGCGCGAACTGGGCGCGATGATCGACCGCAACGACCGCATGGCGATCGAGCAATCCATGTCGGAATCCCGCGACGATCGCGAGGTGAAGGCCGCCGCCGCCAAGGTCGGCAAGAAGGCCGTGGACGAGCAACGCGCCATCGCGGCCGACGCCGACCTGATGGCCGAACTGGAGAGCGAAGCCTCGCATGCTCGCCACTGAGACGTTGCCGCGGTTCGCCTGTCCCGACTGGTGGGACCGCATCAAGGCCGGGCAGACGCCGATGGCCGACGTGCCGGTCAATCCGGAGCGGGCCGCGAAGGCGCTGGCGTTCTTCAACCGCCTTCGCCTTCCCGACGTGCCGGGCACGCCTACGCTGGCCGAGGCCTGCGGCGAGTGGTTCCGCGACATCCTCGTCGCCTTCCTGGCGAGCGAGGATCCGGAGACCAAGGAGCGCCTGGTCTGGGAACTGCTGTGCATGGTTCCCAAGAAGAACTCGAAGACGACCTATGTCGCCGCGCTCGGCCTGACCGCGTTGTTCATGGAAGAGGCGCCCAATCGGCAGATGCTGATCGTGGCGCCCAGCCAGAACATCTCGGAGCGGTGCTTCGAACAGGCACAGGGCATGATCCGCCTCGATGCGCGCCTCGACGCCATCTTCAAGGTGCAGGATCACACCAAGTGCATCACGCGCCGCAAGACCGGCACGCAGTTGAACGTCAAGACCTTCGACACGTCGATCGTGACGGGTGAAATCCCGGTCCTCACCATCATCGACGAGCTGCATGAGCTGGGCAAAAAGAAGGGAGCCGCCGCCGTCATGCAGCAGATACGCGGCGGCGGCATCACCATGCAGGGCGGCCAGGTCCTGATGATCACGACCCAGTCGGACGAACAGCCGGCCGGGATATGGCGGAACGAGCTCGACAAGGCGCGCAAGATCCGGGACGGCGAGGGGGGCGCCGATCCCATCCTGTTGCCGGTCCTGTATGAATTCCCGCTCGACCTGCAGCGCGACGAAACGTTCTGGCGCGACCGGCGCAACTGGCGCTTCCTGCTGCCGAACATCAACCGCTCGATCGATCCGAAGCGCCTGATCGCCGACTATGAGAACAACGGCCGGGCGACCAAGGAGGCGGAACAGATCTGGCTAAGCCAGCATCTCAACATCGAGATCGGCGTCGGTTTCGGCGATGAAGGCTGGCGCGGCGCCGACTATTGGGATGACCGAGCCGATTTCACGCTGACACTGGAATCCCTGATTGAACGCTCCGAGGTTGCCGTTGTCGGCGCCGACGGTGGCGGCCTCGACGATCTGTTCGGCATTTCGGTCATCGGCCGGGAGAAAGTGACCCGTCGCTGGCTGGTCTGGTGCCATGCCTTCGCGCATCCGAAAGTGCTCGAGGTGCGCAAGGAGATCGCCTCCCGCCTGCTCGATTTCGAGGCCGAGGGATCGCTCACCATCTGCGAGGTCTCGGCGTACATCGAGAAGATCGCGGACATTGCCGCGCGGCTGCGCGACGCCGGCCTGCTGCCGGAAAAGAATGCCGTCGGCTTCGACCCGAACAACATCGCCGCTTTCGTCGATGCGCTCGCCCTGAAGAGGATCGATGGCCTAATGCTGCATCGCCTTCGCCAGGGTCCGGCGCTGTCGCCGGCGCTCTGGGGGCTGGAACACAAGCTGAGCGACAACACCATCAGCCACGACGGATCCTCGCTGATGGCCTGGTCGGTCAGCAACGTGAAGATCGAGGTCAAGGGCAACGGCAACATGGCGACCAAGCAGGCAGCCGGCCGAGCCAAGATCGATCCTTTCATCGCCATGCTTTGCGCGGCCATCCTGATGAGCTGGAACCCTGAAGCCAAAGGCCCATCGGTCTACCGCGAGCGCGGCATCCTCTCCGTCTAGGAAAATCGAATGAGCCTGTGGACGCGCCTTTTCGGCCCTCGGCCGCCTGCCACCGATTCGACGCCGGAGGCCCCGCGCGCCGCGGTGCAGAGCGCCGGCGGAGGCGTCATCGTCAACACGCCACAGGAACTGGAGGCGGCGATCAGGGGAGGAGCGGTTACCGGATCCGGCGTCGTGGTGAATGCCGACACCGCCATGCGCGTCGCTGCCGTCTATGCCTGCGTTCGCCTGCGTTCCAGCGTCGTCGCCAACCTGCCGATCGACGTCAAGCGCCGTGTGGACGAGCGGACGCGTGTCGATGCCTCCGACCATTGGCTCTGGAAGCTGCTGCGCCGCAAGCCGAACCGGTGGCAGAAGCCCAGCCAGTTCAAGCGCATGCTGATGGCGCATCTGCTGCTGCGTGGAAACGCCTACGCCATGATCGTGTGGTCGGCGGGCCGCGCGCTGGAACTGATTCCGCTGCATCCCGATCGCGTCGAGTGCAAGCAGCTCGACGATCTGTCGCTGAGCTACGTCTACACCCGCAAGGATGGCCGCCAGGTCACGCTGCAGCAGCGCGAGGTCATGCACTTCGTCGGCCTGACGCTCGACGGGGTCAACGGCGTCTCGGTGCTGACCTATGCCCGCGAGACCATCGGCGCATCGCTGGCGATGGAGGGCCACGGCGCCACGGTGTTCAAGAACGGTGCCCGTATCAGCGTTGTCCTGAAACATCCGGCCAAGCTCGGCAAGGAAGGGCTCGAATTCCTCAAGGCGAGCCTCGACGAATACCGCGCCGGCGGTGAAAGCGAGGGCAAGGCGCTCATCCTCGAGGAGGGCATGGCCGTCGAGCGTCTCGCCATGACCTCGGAAGACGCGCAATGGATCGAGGCCCGCAAGTTCACCCGCTCCGACATCGCCATGTTCTTCGCCGTGCCGCCTCACATGATCGGCGACACCGAAAAGTCGACGAGCTGGGGAACCGGCCTGGAGCAGCAGACCCAGGGCTTCGTCACCTTCAGCGCCGAGGACGATCTGACGATCTGGGAAGAGACGATCACCTTCGACCTCATCCCGGAAACCGAGCCGAACATCTACGTGCGGTTCAACCGCGCGGCCCTGGTGAAGGGCGACATCAAAACCAGGTGGGAGGCCTACAGCCTCGGCAGGCAGCTCAAGGTCATGTCGGCCAACGATGTCCGCAGCCTGGAAGACATGAACCCAATTGCCGGCGGCGACGTCTACGAAAACCCGCTCATCACCGTTCCACCCGCGAAGGAAACCAAGCCATGAGCCTGCGCACCCTGCCAGAGGCCAAGACCTTCCAGCGTCCGCAGAATTTCCAGTGGGACGCGCCGTCCGATGTGCTGGCGCGCTGGGCGGAAACGCCGAGCGCCGCAGCGGCCGACGATCCGAACACCATTACCGTCTTCGACGTCATCGGCGAGGACTGGTGGACCGGCGGCGGCTTCACGGCCAAGCGCATGTCGGCCGCGCTGCGCTCGATCGGCGCCAAGGATGTGACGGTGCAGGTCAATTCGCCGGGCGGCGATATGTTCGAGGGCATCGCCATCTACAACCTGCTGCGCGAGCATCCGGCCAAGGTGACGATACAGGTCATGGGCTGGGCGGCGTCGGCCGCCTCGATCATCGCCATGGCCGGTGATGACATCCGCATGGGCCTCGGTACCTTCATGATGGTGCACAACGCCTGGGGCGTCGTCGTCGGCAACCGCCACGACATGCGCGACGCGGCCGGCCTGTTCGACGGTTTTGACAGCGCTATAGTCGACATCTACGCCGCCCGCACCGGGCAGGATCGCAAGGCCATCGAAAAGCTGATGGACGCCGAGACGTTCATGGGGCCGACCGAGGCTGTGAACGGCGGTTTCGCCGATGCGGTCGATGATGGCCTTGCCGCGTCGCAGCAAGGCGACGCGAAGAACATGGATCGCGGGCTGATGGCCCGTCGACAGACCGAAGCCGCGCTCGCCAAGGCCGGCTTTTCCAGAGACAAACGCTCCGAACTCCTGGTGGAGATGGGCGTTACGGCGGCCCCGCGCGATGCAAGCCGCCACCCCGCCGCGCGCGATGCAGGCGACGACCTCGCTGCTGCCGCAAGGCAGTTCATCCAGTCAATCCGCACCTGAAGGAAACACGCCATGAAACTGGCACTTTTCGCGACGGCCTTCGCCGTCATCGCCGCCGCATGCCTCTCGCTCGCCATGCCGGTCGATCATCTCACCCACTTCGCGGGCCTGATCCCGCACGACATCGGCGCCACCGTCGCCATGATGTGCGCCCCGGCGCTCAACCACCGTGCGCGCGGCCTGGTGGCCATCCGCAACGATGGCGGCAATGCCACCGCCATCCTCAACGAGCTGAAGCAGACGTTCGAGGCGTTCAAGGAGGCCAACAACAAGGAGTTGGCCGATCTGAAAAGGGGCATGAGCGACGTCGTTCAGACCGAGAAGGTCGACCGAATCAACGCCGACATCCAGAAGCTCCAGGCGGCGCTCGACGAAACCAACGTCATGCTTGCGGCCCTGAAGGTCGGCGGTGGCGGCGGCGCCGCCGATCCGACCAACGGCGAACATGCCAAGGCCTTCAATCGCTACTTCCGCAAGGGCGACGCCGGCAATCTTGGTGAATTGCAGGTCAAGGCGGCGCTCACCACGCAGTCCGATCCGGACGGCGGATATCTCGTGCCGACCGAGACCGAAAAAACCATCGACCGCATCCTTGGCGCGCACTCCGTCATGCGGCAGCTCGCATCGGTCCTCGCCATCGGTACCGGCGAGTACAAGAAGCTGGTGAACATGGGTGGCGCGAGCATGGGCTGGGTCGGCGAGGAAGAATCTCGGCCGGAGACCGGAACGCCGACGCTGCGCGAGCTGATATTCACCATCATGGAGATCTACGCCAATCCGGCAACCACCAGGACCATGCTCGACGACGGCATCATCGACATCGGCGCCTGGCTGGCCGACGAGGTGAACATCGCCTTCGCCGAGCAGGAAGGCGCGGCCTTCGTCACCGGCAGCGGGGTCAAGCGTCCCCGCGGCATCCTCGCCTATCCGACGGTCGCGAACGCGAACTATTCGTGGGGCAATGTTGGTTTCGTCGTCACCGGCGCAGCCTCCGATTTCCTGGCGCCGTCCTCGTCTGTCAGCCCGGCCGACGCACTGCTGGACCTGCTCTATGCCCTCAAGCAGGGCTATCGGAACAATGCCAGCTACCTGACGACCGATGCCACACAGGCCCGCATCCGCAAGTTCAAGGATGGGCAGGGCAACTATATCTGGGCGCCGCCGTCGGCGGCCGAGAACGTTCCGACCATCTTCGGCAAGCCTGCTTACACCGATGACAACATGAACGAATTGGGCACCAACACCTTCCCGGTGGCGATCGGCGATTTCAAGCGCGCTTACTTGATCGTCGATCGCCAGGGCATCCGTGTCTTGCGCGATGAACTCACCCATAAGCCCTTCGTCCATTTCTACACGACCAAGCGTGTCGGCGGGGGCATCGCCAATTTCGAGGCGATCAAGCTGCTGAAGTGCAGCACCTGACGCCTTCGGGCAACACCATTCGCCTCGCCTGAATCGGCGAGGCGCATGGGTCAAACCGTTCCTCCGCAAATCTCAGAAGGATCAGTCCGATGAAGGACCTGCATTCGAAAATCTCCATTCTCAACGTGCTTGGGCCGGCCGTTCTCGCGGCCGACAACACGCCGGTCGCCATCGATCTCCAGGGCTTCAACGCCGCCGAGATCGAGCTGGGCATCGGCATCGGCGGCATCACCTTCGATGCCACCAACAAGGTCGAGTTCAAGCTCACTCATTCCGACGACAACGTGACCTATACGCCGGTGGCGGATGGCGACATGCTGGGCGTGTCCGGCATTTCGTCCGGCATCATCAAGTCCCTGGTCGCGGCGCATGCCGCCGTCGAATCCTGCCGCTACGGTTACAAGGGCGGAAAGCGCTACCTGAAGCTGCTTGCTGATTTCAGCGGCACCCATGGGGCGGGCACGCCGATATACGCCTCCATCATCAGGTCTCGCGGCTACAGCAACCCGCAGCCGAACCAGGCGTGACGCGAGACCACACCGGTTGAAACGGGCGCCGGCCGCGCGCTGGCGCCCTCCGAACCCGTAGGAGAAACACCGTGAAAGCAATTGTGACGAAGGCCTTCATCGGCCGGCGCGACGACAGCGCTGAATCCGAGAACCTCCAGGTCGGCGCCGAGATTACTGGCGATTTGGCCCGCGCGGCAGTCGAACAGGGCAATGCCGAGCCCGAAGGCGGCAGGAAGCCGAAGAAGAAGGGCAAGGACGTCGAGCCCACGCCGCGGGCCGATCTGGAGAAGCTGGCCGACGAAAAGGGCATCGCCTTCGATGCCGATACCACCGACGAGGCGCTTGCCGCGCTTATCGAGGCGGCCGGAGCATGATCATGAGGCCGGAACAGCCGATGTCGCCGCCGGTGCTGGTCGCTGCGCCGTCGGCTGCGCCGGTCTCGCTCGACGACGTGAAGCGGCATATTCGCGATTGCTTCGACGATGACGACCAGCTTCTGCAAGGCCTGATCGACGGCGCGGTGAGCCATTTCGACGGCTATGCCGGCATCCTAGGCCGGGCGCTCGTCACTCAGACATGGCGGCAGGATTTCGCGGCTTTCAGCCATTGCATGCGCCTGCCGCTCGGGCCGCTGTCAGGGGTACCGGTGATCACCTATTTCGACGCCGACGGCATTTCACGAACCGTCCCCGACACCATCTATTCGGCACACACCGACGCCAGGGGGCCGTTCATCGCCCTTCGCTCCGGCCAGTCGTGGCCGGCAACCGCCAGTCGTCTCGACGCGGTTTCAGTCGAGTTCGCTTGCGGCGAAGCGGCCGATAAGGTGCCGCCCGCCATCAAGGTCGCGCTCATGCTCCTGGTCGCGCATTGGTATCGCAATCCGGAAGTTGTCGGCGATGGCGGCAACGTCGAACTGCCGTTCGCCGTGAGCGCTCTGATCACGCCGCGCCGCCGCGTCGGTGTCTGAACCCATGCAGAAAATCAGCGCCGGCGACCTCTTCTACCGCGTCGCGTTCGAACGTCGTTCCGAAGTCGATGACGGTTATGGCAACACGCTTTCCGATTGGGTCGAGCAATTCCAGTGCCGCGCCGCCTACCGGCATTTGCGTGGCGGGGAGGGCGTCATGGCCGGCCGGCTGCAGGGTCAGCATGTCCAGGTGATCACCGTGCGCGCCGCATCGCTGACGCGGCAGGTGACCACGGATTGGCGCGTGCGCGATGTCCGCACCGGCGACGTCTTCAACATCCGCGACGTCACGGTCGAGACCGACCGAGCTTTCATTTCCATGCTTTGCGAACGCGGCGTTGCCGCCTGACCCGGAGAAACGACCATGGCCGACTTGACCATCCAGGACCTCAGCGACGAAGACGGCGGCGCCGTCACCTTCGCCTCGGCGGCTGCCGGCGGCGACAAGTTCGTGTGGGACAGCCGCGCCTCGGTCATCATCCGCAACGATGATGCGGCGGCCAAGACCGTCACTCTCACGCCCGCCTACACCACGATCAACGACGAGCGCTATGGCGAGCTTACCCGTTCGCCGATCGTGCTTTCGGTGGCGGCGGGCGCCGTAGCCGTCATCCCCCCGGTGCCGATCGCCTTCCGCAATGCCGCAGACCAGAACAGGGTCGCGCTGACTTACGACGCCGTGACCGCGCTGAAGATCGCGGTCATCCGTACGCGCTGATGGTCGAGGGCGTCGCCGAGCTGACCCGTCGCCTGACCAGGGAAGTGCCGGCGCGCGTTCGCGAAGCCGCGAAAGCGGCGATGGAGGCCGGTGCGGAAGAGACGGTCGCGATGATGAAACGGCTGGCTCCGGTCCTCAAGCGGCCGGACGATCGGCGCCGGGCCGGGGCGCTGCGCGACAGCATCGGGTGGACCTGGGGCGATGCCCCGGCCGGCAGCATGGTCATCGGAACCGTGCGCAGCCGGGGCTACAAGACGATGCGCATCACGATCTATGCCGGCTCGCGCGACAGGAAGCACGGCGTCGACGACGCCTTCTACGCCCGGTGGGTCGAGTTCGGAACGCAGGATGCGCCGGCGCAGCCATATTTCTTCGTCTCCTGGCGAACCATGAAGAAGCGCGTCCGGTCGCGCATAGCGCGCAACGTCCGCAAGGCGATCCGTTCGGAAGGCGGTGATCTATGAGCGCGTCCATCGCCTTTCAGAAGCTGGTCTATGACGCGCTCCGCGCCGATGCCGAACTTGCCGGCCTCATAGGCGGCAGGATTTACGACCGCGTGCCGGACAAGCTGCGCTTTCCCTATGTCAGCTTCGGCGCCCACGATTTCGTGCTCGACGACGCGGATTGCATCCTGGCTGGTACCCACACGCTGCAGGTCGATGTCTGGAGCAGGGCGGTCGGAAAAGTCGATGCCAAGACCATTACCGATGCCGTGCGCCGGCTGCTCAACGGGTACGAGGCCGACATGGGCGATTTCGGCCTGGTCGAGATGCGCGTAGAGCTGGCGCAGGTCCTGGCCGATCCCGACGGACTGACATCGCATGGCATCGTCCAGGTCACAGCGATGATCGAAGAGCCGGAATGAGCGCCTTGGCCTGGGCGGTGTTCCATGTCGAAAGCAACTGGTCGCGGCCGAAGAGCGTCTATTCGTTCAACGCCAAGGCCTCTCCGGTGCCGCAGCAGCGCCCGCGCGATTTCGTCGACTACTGTGTTTCGAAGGGCTGGGCGGAAGAAGTTCCGTCGCCGACGAGAGCCGAGGCCGAGGCAATCCGGCCAAAACGCAAACGGAAATAGCAACCCGGGCGCGAGCCCATTTGCCGGCCGGTCATCACCCGCCGGCCTATCAGCGCATGGAGAAAGACCAATGGCACGCGCACAGACCGCCAGTTTCCATCAGATGGTGCTCGAGGTGGAGACCGACACGCCCGGCACCTATGCAAAGCTCTGCGGGCTCACCTCCCGCGGCATCAGCCGCCAGTCCAACATGCAGACGTCGGAGGTTCCGGACTGCGACGACGAAAGCCTTCCGGCGGCGGTCGAGCGCGCCGTGCAGTCGCAGGAAGTCACCATATCCGGATCAGGCGTCTGGGCGGCGCAGAGCCACGAGACGATGCTCGACTGGTGGTACTCCGGCGCCTCCAAGAACGTCCGCATCAAGCATGTCAACGCCGCGGTCGGCGACACCGAATACGAGACCGGGCAGGCCTATCTCGTGTCGATCAACAACCAGGCCGAGCGCGGGCAGAAGGTCACCGCAGAGATCTCCATCCAGTTCGACGGCCTGCCTGCCCGCACCGCCAAGGCCGCCTGATGAGGCCGGCCGAAACCATCGTCTGGCCGGGCGGCGAGCACGCTTTCCGGCTCGGCATCGGCGAGCTGCGCGCCATCGAGCAGCGTTCGGATGCGGGCGTGTTCGTCGTTCTCATGCGCCTGCTGAGCCAGCAGGCCAAGATTGACGACGTGCTCGGGCCGATCCGTCTTGGCCTGATCGGCGCCGGCATGGCGGAGAGGGATGCGCAGCGCCTGGTCGACATGGTGCTCGCCGACAAGTCGAGCCTCTACGCGCTCGCCGTGCCGGCCGCCGACATCCTGCGGCGCTTTATCATGTGGGAAGGGGATGACCAGCCGGGGGAAGCTGGAGCGGAGGGGATGCCGGCCGCGCAGACGCCCTCCGCAACGGACTTACCCGCTGGTCAGCCTATTACGGCGCCGGCGTCGTGATGGGGTTCACCCCGCGCGATGTCGACGACATGACACTGTGGGAATTCGCGTCCTGCGCCGAAGGCTATCGCCTGGCGCATCGCACCAGGGAAGAGCCGCCGCCCGCCATGGGCGATGACGATCTCGCCGCGCTTGGAGTGGAGGGCTTCGGCTGATGGCAAGCCAGGAAGACATGGGTCGACTGCTTGTCCGCATCGAGGCGACACAGGCGAAGTTCGAAAAGCAGATGGCCGCCATCGCCAAGAGGGGCGCGGACAGCGCCGGCGAGATCGAGAAGCGGTTCCAGAAGGCGAACGACAACATCGCCAAGGGGTTCGATCGCGGGGCAAAGGCCGCCACGGTTTCGATCGGCCAGCAGAAGGCGGCCGTCGCGAACCTGTCGTTCCAACTGAACGACATCGCGCAAGGCCTGCTGAGCGGCGTCTCGCCTTTCACCATCATGGCGCAGCAGGGCAGCCAGGTCACGCAGGCGCTCGCGATGACGGGAGGCGGCCTGGGCGGCACGGTGCGGGCGCTTGGCGGCGCGTTCGCGTCCATGCTCAGTCCGGTGTCCCTGGCCACTTTCGCGATCATCGGGCTTGGTGGGGCGGCCATCCAGTACTTCGCCGAGCTGCTGACCGGTAGCGACACGTCGGAAAAGAAGCTGAAGGAACAGGCCGAACTCATCAACAAGATCGCCGAGCGGTGGGGCGACGCCGTTCCGGCCCTGAAGCAGTACAACGAGCAGGTCAAGGCGGCCGTCGATCTCGCCGACCTCGAGGCTGGCGGCAAGGCGGCGGCCGAGCGCAAGAGCGAGGAGGCGCGCTCGGCGCTGGCCGAGATATCGAACGAAGGCCAGCGGCTGCTCCAGCAGCTCCGTCTCAGCGGCGCGGTCAGCGCCGAGGCGATCTCGGCGCTGGACGCCGCACTGCGCAAGACGCGCGCGGAGATGGGCGACAGCGGCAAGACGGCCGAGAACACGAAGGCCGTTCTCGCGGCGCTTTCTGGCGTCGTCTCCAGCGGCATTCCGCTGGTGCAGCAGTACCAGAGCAAGTTCTCGCAACTGGCTTCCGACATGGCGGAGGCGACGAAGCGCTCGAAGGAACTGGAGTCCCAGACCAAGAGCCTCGCCGACGCGCTGCGCGTGCAGGAGCAGCTCAACCAGTTCCCCTCGGGCGTGGGCACGCTCTCGCCGCTCTACAGCGGCGGCGGCAAGTTCATGAACGAACAGCAGTACCAGAGCTACAAGTTCGACGAGAATGCGTTGCGCGAGGCTGGCGCCTCGGCCGCCGCCCAGATGATCAAGGGCTTCGAAGGGTTCATAACCAACGCCAAGTGGGACAAGAACCACTTCCGGGTCGGCTTCGGCAGCGACACGATCACCGACGCGGCCGGGCGGGTTTCGGAGGTCACAAAGGATACGGTGGTGACGCTTGCGGATGCCGAGCGCGACCTTGCCCGCCGCATCGTCGAGTTTCAATCCGGAATCCAGCAGGCGATCGGCGTCGATACGTGGAACAGCCTGAGCGAGGCCCAGAAAGCCGCACTGACCTCTATCGCCTACAACTACGGACAGCTCCCGAAATCCATCGTCGCCGCTATCCAGCAGGGCGGCGGCCCGGAACTGGTCGCGCAGGCGATCGCGAAGCTGACGTCGAATCCGTCGCGCCGGCATGAAGAGGCGCAGGCCTATCTCTCCGGCACTGGCATTTCCCTCAAGGAGGCGGGCCTCGACGGCAAGTCGCCGACCGATGTCTTCAACGGCGATATGGCCGATGTGCAGAAGCGCATCGACGTGATGACCGCCGAATATGAGGCGCTCTCCAAGCTCAACCCCCTGATCAACGACTATGGCTACGCTGTCCAGAAGGCGAAGATCGAACAGCAGTTGCTGTCCGAGGCGCAGAAGGCCGGCGTCGACCTAACGCCGGAACTCCGTCAGAAGATATCCGACCTGGCGGAGGCCTATGCCCGCGCGACCGTCGCCGGCGGTCTCCTTGCCGAGGGTAACCGCAAGCTCGTCGCGACGATGCAGCAATCGTCGCAGTTCGGAAAGGACGTGTTGGGCGGTTTCATCTCCGACCTGCGCGCCGGAAAGTCGGCGGCCGAGGCTCTCGCTGGCGCGCTCGAAAAGGTCGCCAGCAAGCTGCTCGACATCGGCCTCAACGCCCTGTTCGACGGCGCGAAGGCCGGCTCCGGCGGCGGGTTGCTCGGCGGGCTCTTCACCTGGCTGTTCGCCGATGGCGGTGTCGCCGCCAACGGCCGGCCGCAGCCACTGAAGACGTTCGCCAATGGCGGCGTGTCGAAGACGGCGGCGATCTTCGGCGAAACGGGGCGGGCCGAGGCCGCGGTGCCGTTGCCTGATGGACGGCGTATTCCGGTCGACCTGCGCGCGCCGGATCTTCGCGGCGCCGGCGGATCGAGCGACACCGTGCGCCTGGTGCTTCAGGACGACAGCGGGCGCATGGCGCAGATCGCCGACCAGCAGATACGCACGCGCTCCGGCACCATCGTGCAGGTCGCGGTGCAGCAGAGCCAGAAGGCGACGCGCCGGGCCATGCCCGGCATGATCGCCGAGGCGCAGGTCAGGAGCCTGTGAGGTCAGATGACTGTTCGTTGGCCCGTTGCGGTCCTGCGCCCGCAGAATGTCGCCTTCGACCTCGCGCCGCGTTCGCTTGCCGGGCCTTCGTCGGTCAGCGGCAAGACGCAGGTGGTGAGTTCGGATGCCGGCATCTGGAAAGCGACCTTCGGCAATATCGTCATCCGCCGGCGTGAGGAGGTTCTGATGCACCGCGCGCTTGCGGCGATCCTCGAGGGCAGGGCGGGAACGATCCTGGTGCCGCTCTGCCGCGCCTACCAGCCGATTCCGGCCGACATTGCAGGCATGGAAGAGGAAACACCGCATGAGGACGGGTCGTTCTTCGACGACGGCTCCGGCTATGTCGGCGCGATCGTCGACGTGTCGGCGCAGGCCCCCGCTCCCGTGCGCGCCGTCTCCATGACGGTTACCGTGACACGGGCCGGCGACATCCAGCCTGGCCAGCACTTTTCGATCCGCGAGCGGCTCTACCGGATCCGTGGCTTCGATGCTTCGACCGGCGCGATGACGTTTCGCCCGCCACTGCGCGAGGCGGTTTCAGTCGGCGAAGCGCTGAACTTTGACGATCCGGTCTGCCGCATGCGGCTCGCCACCGATGACGCCATGGACCTCGACCTTTCACTGCGGCGATTCGGCACGCCAACCGTGAACTTCATCGAGGATGTCTAGAATGGCGTTCTTTTCGGCCGAGCAGATCGCGGCATTGTCGGCCGCGACCGTGCGCTGCGATTTCCTGGTGAAATTCGACTTCGCGTCGGGTCCGTACTTCGCCTGGAACGGCAACACCGATCTGCCGGCGCTGGACGGCAACACCTATCGTCCGATGTATGGCTATGGCCAGATCGACGGGCTCGGCATGGCAGGCGCCGGCACGGTTTCGGAGGCGGTCACCCTGTCGCTCGACGGTATTCCCGGCGCGCCGCTGGATTTCCTCGCCAAGGCGCTGGCCGAGACGGCCGAGGTCGAGCAGCGCATGCTCACCATCGCGCTCCAGCTCTTCGACCAGGACTGGCAATGCCTCGCCGTGCCGGTGCCGCTGTTCTTCGGCTTCATGCAGCCGCCCAAGGTGACGCGGTCGCAGATGCAGGATGCGGATGGCGCGGTGCAATCGGTCAGCATGGCGGCCGAGAACATCTTCTACGGCCGCGCCAGGCCGCCCTATGGCCGCAACACCGACCGCGACCAGCAGCACCGTTCGCCTGGCGACAAGATCTTCGGCTTTGTCTCCAGCCTGGTCAGCAAGACGATCACCTATCCGGACTATTGACCATGACCGTGGAAGAGTTCGTCGCCCACGAGGCGGCGCTGCCGCCTTACCCCGGCGCTTGCTGCGTCATGGCGGATCGCTGGGTGCGGCTGCGCCGCGGGTTCTCGCCGCTTTCCCGCTATGGCCGCCTGCCGGACACCGACGAGGCGGTGAGGGCCTGGCTCGCCGAACCGGGCGGTATCGCCGTTGCGGTGAACCGGGTGATGCGCTGCGCCGGCTTTGCCAAGACCGGTAGCCCGGATGCCGGCGACGTCGGGCTGATCCTGCACGGCCAGGCCTGTGCCGGCCGGCATCCCGTCAGCCTCGCCGTTCTCGGCGATCGCGGCTGGTATTCACGAAATTCGCGCGGCCTGTTCACCGCGCCACGCGATGCCGTCTGGAAGGCCTGGGCGATATGAGCCGGTGGTGGCGCAGCCATGTAGCCGGCGACCATGGCCTTGCGGCGCAGGGAGTGGTGCGCACCGGATTCCTCGAAAGCGCGATCCTGATCGCGCTGACGTCGGCCGGTGTGAGCGGCGCTGCGCTTGGCGTGCTTGTGCCCGCCCTGGTCGGCGCCAGCGTGGTGGCGGCGTCGATCGGCCTGCAATATCTGGCCAGCGCGCTGTTCCGACCCAAACAGCCGAAGCCGGAAGACGTACAGAACTCGGTCAAGAATCCGACCGCCGCGCGACAGCGCCACTATGGCCGGGTGAAGACGAGCGGTCCCTGGGTGTTCGGCGAGGCCAAGGAGGGGAGGTTCTACAAGGTCATCGCGCTCGGCACCGGCGAACTCGATGCAATCGAGGAGATCTGGGGAGACGACAATCTCTGCTCGACGATCGATGGCTCCGGCAACGTAAAATCCGACCCCTATGACTATGGCAGTGACGGCGCGCTGCGCATCCTGACCAGGTTGGGAACGCCGGTTCAAACGGCATTTTCGGAACTGACGGCGGTCTTCCCAGCTTGGACCTCGGAGCATCGCGGCAACGGCGTGTCGCTGCTTTTCGCCCTGCAGCGCGACGTGAAGGCGGAAGATCTCTCGAAGGTATTTCCGAACCTGACCAACACGCTCTACCGTGTCGTGGCGCGTGCTTCCAAGGTGCTCAACCCCGTGAGCGGCGTCGTCGCCTGGAGCGACAATGCCGCGGCTGTGATCCGGGACTATGCGACGCATCCCGACGGCGCACGCCTGCCTGCCGCGCTGTTCAACACGCCGCTGGCCTTGGCGGGCTGGAAGCAGGCCTTCAACCGGGCCGCCATTGCCGTGCCACGCAAGGCCGGCGGCACGGAACCGGCCTACCGCCTTTGGGGCAGCTACACCTTTGACGAACGGCCGGCCGACGTGTTCGGGCGCATGCAGCAATGCTGCGATGGCCGGTTCGTGCCGACGCCGGATGGTGGGGTGACCCTGCGCATCGGCACATGGGCGGAGCCGACGGTTGTCCTCGACGAGGATGCGATCGTCGGCTTTTCCGATCTGTCCCATGGTCGCGATATCCTGACCACGGCCAATGTCATCGCCGCGACCTACATGTCGCCGACGCATGACTATCAGGCGACCGATGCCGATCGGTGGGTCGACGAAGCTGATGTCAGCGCGCGGGGCGAGATCGTTTCCGAACTCTCGTTCAACATGTCGCCGTCGCACGGGCAGACGCGGCGCTTGATGAAGAAGGCGGCCTATCGCGCGAATCCGAACTGGACCGGCCAATTCCGCTGCAACATGCGCGGCCTTGCGGCCTTCGGCGAGGACCTGGTGCGGATACGCTATCCGCTGTTCGGCATCGACGAGGTGTTCGAGGTCGACGACTTCCGCTTCGATCTGGGAGAGGGCGGCATCCTGCTTGGCTGCACCATGACGGTGAAATCCATGCCGCAGGAATCGGAGGCCTGGAATCCGGCGCTGGAAGAGGGCGTCGAGCCGATCTCGGAAAACGTCGTGGTCGACAAGACAATCCCGCTGCCGCAGCATTTTTCCTTCGGCGTCGACCGGATCGTCGTCGGCGGTCAGCAGGTGCCTTTCGGCGTGCTCACCTTCGACGCGCCGCCATCCTCCGCCCTCGTCGTCGAGGCCCGCTACAAGAAGGTCGCCGACAGCGAATGGATACCGGTCCCGGTCGGCGACGATGCCACCGAGGCGCGCACCAATGCCCTGTCGGACGGCACCCAATATGAGGCGCAGGTGCGCCACGTCACCATCACGGGGCGGAGCGGCAACTGGACCGCAAGCCAGAAGGTAACGCCGATCGCCGATCCGACCGCGCCGGGGCTGGTGAGCAATGTGACGGCGACAGGCGGCGCCGGCGTCGTCGACCTGTCGTGGAAATCACCGAACAGCCAGAACTATGTCGGCGCGACGATCCGCCGGAACACGACCAACACCGAGGCCGGCGCGCCGATCCGCCTGGAATATGGGCCGCCCGGCACCGTGGATAGCTGGCAGGACACCGGTCTTGCGCCGGGCACATACTATTACTGGATACGCTCGGCCAACGCCTCGAGCGTCGAAAGCGCCCCGGTCGCGGCCGGCGCCGTGACAGTCACCTAAACACCCAAGATCAGGAAACCCCCGATGGCTGGCGAGATCAAGGCGGCATTCGATGCCGCGTTCCGCGACTACGTGACCGACGGTGTGCCGGCGAGCGGCAGGAATCCGCCGAAGAAATCCGAGATCAGGCAGGCGGCAGGGATCGTGCAGGACACGATCGACACGGAGGTGGCGGCGCGCATTGCCGACAAGGCCGAACTCAGCGCGCAGATATTCAGCAATGCCTCGCCGCCGCTGGCGGAAGTCGCCGCGGCACAGACCGTGGCTCTGCCGTCCAATGCCTATGCCAATGGCACGGCCGGCGTCGGCGCCACCATCACGGCGACGGCGAATGGCGCGCTGGCCGGCAGCTATTTCGATGGCGCGACGCTCGCTGCCGGCAAGCGCCTGTTCGTCGGCCTGGAAGGTGCAAAGAACGGCATCTATGTGCTGACGCAACTCGGCGATGCCACGCATCCCTGGATCCTGACCAGGGCGACGGATGCCGATTCGGCCGACAAGCTCGGCCTGTGCAATTTCGCGGTGATCGGCGGAACGACGCTCTATGGCCGCTCCTTCAAATGCCAGCAGAAGCCGGCCGACATCACCGTGGGCACTACGGCGCTGACCTTCGCGATCATCAAAGATGATAGTGCGTTTTCGGGTGAGGTCGTCAACGCACGAGGCTCATATCCGACCCTTGGCGATAGATCTGACGCATTGATCGGAACGCGCAGTGTTGCGCCTGTCGACGTCACAGGCTCTGGAACTGCGATTGCCAACACCGCCGTCTATTTCTGGCCTTCGACCCAAAAGGCGTTCGATCAGTGGATCACGTCTTTCAAGGCAGGCATGGGGACGGATGGCACTCTGAAGATTGTCGTCGCCAAGGTCGAGAACGACGGAAGCCTGACATTCGTTTCGTCGCAGAACGTCGCAATGCTTGCGGGGACCGGCGCTGTCTCAATCGATCCGCCGCTTCTTGTGCCGGCGGGGTCGGTCGTTGGCGTGCAGCAGGTCGCGGGCACTTGGTATTACACCACCGGTACCATCCCCAACGGGGAATCCCGCTGGCATACGGCGGCGCTACCGACGACGAGCACGCCGAAGACGGTAACCACGACGAACGGGCTGCAGTGGGGCGTCACCTTGACCGGTGAGATCGCCAGCAAGGCTCGCTCCGCCTTCGCGTCCACTTCGGGATTGTGGGGCGCGATTGGCTCGTCGCAGGCTGTCGGTTGGTCGAATCTGGTGAATACCGGCACCGACACACCGGCGAACTACAGCACAGTCCAGCAGGTGCCTGCCCCCGTCGATAGCTATATCGCCGGCGTGCGGGTCGGTGCGGGTGCGACGGGGACGGCAACGATCAGCGCCGTAAAAATGAACCCGGACAACACGGTCGCCGATATCAAGAACGCTACTACGGTCACGCTCATAAACGGCGTTGTGAACCTCGCGACTGCGATCCCGCTTCCTGCCGGCTATCGTCCTGCCATCACCGGCGGTGCCTATAAGTATCAGGCGAACAACAACCCGACCGGGCTTAGGGTGCATCTCAAAAGCGGCGTGATGGCGATCGGCGACACGTTGACCGATAGCGCCTCCCATCGCTTTGAGGTCGCCTTCACGATCGAAAACGGTCTCACCTTCGACGCTCATCGCGCTGCAGCGTTGGCGTCGCAGGCAGGCGGGAATACCGGCCTTGGCTTGCTGTCTGCAGCGGACAATACCGGCGTCGCGGATGCTACGGTGATCTTTGCAGCCGCCGCCGCTGCGCACCCGTTTCCGTATGTGCCGCCTGGCACGTTTTCGGTGACAGCTATCCCCAACAACGGCAAGGGGTTCTGGGGTCCCGGCAAGGTTCTTGTGAACGGCGTTCTCATGTCGCTGCCGGAGCGGCCCGAGTTTGGATCGAGATTCCTGAAGGTGCGCGCCGCGTTCATGCCGCAGATTGCCACCGGATCCTGTGTGATCGTCAATGGGGACAGCATCAGCAATGGAGCGTATGCGACCAACCCTAGAACCAACCATGTCGGGCTGCTGACGCGGTTTGCGAATCTCGGAATCGCGCTCGACGAGGCCGTGCTGGTGAACTTCGACAACGCGGATACCTCAGGCGGAAACGCCTTCCACGGGATTTCCTTTGCCAGTCCTTCGACGCCGACCTATGGCACTGGCGGACCTGTCGGCAAATCTCTGATGCTCCAGCCAGGTCAGGTGCTTACACTTGCCGCGGCGACCTACGAAAAGGTCGATGTCACCTATCAGGGAGTTTCGGGTGGGCAGCTCGCTTTCGCTTACAACGGGACCACCTATGCCACCGTCAACACCGCGACGACCGGCAATGACGTTCTCGCGGCACCTGGACCAACCGGTCAGACTGGCAGCGGAACCTACACGATCACCAACAGCGGTTCGGTGGCAATCGAGATTACCTCCCTCGTGCGGCTTGGGGTCAAGTCAGGAAGCTTGCCTCGCCTGGTCGTCTGCCGAATGGCGCATGGCTCCTACACCATGGCCAGCTACACGGCATCACGCATGCAGTCCATGCTGCGCATTGCAACAGCGGTGGGGGGAGGGTCAAACCACCTGGTGATCCCCGCGCTCGGCACGAACGATGCCGTGGGAGCAAATCTGGACTATGGGCAGATGAGGCAGGCTACCCTCGACTATGTTGGTCGATGGGTCACGGCCGGCGTGCCAGCGGTGAACATCCTGCCGATCATGCCTTGGCGCTGGTCATCCTACGGTACTTCCAACTATCCCAACGAACTTGGCGGCATCCGCCAAGGCTATCGTGAACTGGGCGTTCGGCGCGTGATCCAGACAGATGCCTACGACTTCATCAGCGAGGGCATGGCTGGCGATGGGCATCCGAACGATGCCGGGTTCATCGCCGAGTTCAACGCTATCGTCGCGACGCTCTGTGATGGAGCTGTCTAGGAGAGATAGCTGGACGGCTTCTGACGGGTGTGTCAGGCTACCCTACGTGGCGATCGCGAGGGAGAGCGCGTTTTGTCTGGCACCGACAGTATCATCGACATCTACGACGATTACTACGCGGACGGCAAAGTGGCCGCAAAGCGAGAGATCGCATCGAAGCAGTCTGTCGGGCACATAGAGGCGATCATTGAAGGGGAGACCTTCGGCAAGATACTGGATATCGGCGCCGGAGAGGGTGCAGTGTTGGATAAACTGGCGAAGAAAGGACTGGGAAATGTTCTTGGAGCCGTGGAGATTTCAACCAGTGGCGTTGAAGCGATAAGGGCGAGGACCATTCCTAACCTAAGAAGCCTCGACATCTTTGATGGCTACAGTATTCCTCACGCCGACAAGTCGTTCGATCTGGGGCTAGCTATTCACGTCGTCGAGCACGTCGAACATGAACGTCTTTTTCTGCGCGAAGCGGCTAGGGTTTGCAAGAATCTATATATCGAAGTGCCACTTGAGCATACACGAAACCTGACAAAGGCGATCAGAATGTCGGGGCCATATGGCCACATCAATTTCTACACGCCACAAACATTTGACAATTTACTGAAGACATCAGGCCTTCAGGTCGAGAGAATGAAGATTTTTGCTCATGATCTCGCCTACGAGCAGTATCTCGCTGGAAAGTCAAAGGGTTGGGTCAAATACAAGATTCGAACAGAGTTGCTCAGATTAGCGCCTAACACAGCCGTTCGTAGCATGGCCTATATGGCCGGCGCCCTGTGCAGGTCTAAGTAGTACTCCCTGCCCGAGACAGACCTATCGACTTCGCAGGGTTTCCGGCAAAAGTTGCACCAGCAGGCACGTCCTTGGTCACGACGGAGCCGGCACCGATGATAGCACCATCGCCGATGGTGACACCTTTGAGAATGCTTACGCCGAAGCCTATGAAGACTCGGCTCCCTATTGTCACTGGCGCGATCTTGATGCCTGTCCAGTCCTTCTTGCCCTGATGCCAATTCGGGATGTCGTGTTTGCGCAACTCCCAATCGGGCGCATGCGAGTTGTGATCTACGATGGTGACACCCCAGGAGATGATGGCGTCTTCGCCGATCGTGATGCTCTCTGCGGCGACCAGATGGCTCGCGCCGATGTAGGTGCGGTCGCCGATGACGATCTTGGCTTCGCCCCGATCATACGAAAAGACGTTCTGCAAGATGCAGTCAGCGCCGATCAAGTGGTCACCGCGCCGAGCTGTCCGCACGGCAGTCAGGTTGAGCTTAGTACCGGGCCCGGCGTTTACGCCAAGCAGTCGATAGAGCCAGGGCGGGACGAACGGCATCAGTGCCGATCTCCGCGAGGGCGAAGAGGCGGGCGGTCCTCAATAATGCGATCGCCGTCGACAAGAAAGTAGTGACGCCATTGGTGCATTTCGGTGAGTTCCAGAAACAACTGTCGCGCCTCTTGCTCCTCATCGGTGTCCATTATCGCCATTGGATAGTGTCGATAGTCGATCGCTTGGACCGAAAACCGCTTCTTCGTCTTCTCTCGAGGCGTGTCGGTGCAGATTGTCATGGCAAGATCAGATAATCGTAAAACAGTCCTATGTCGACATGACGAACGCGCATCCACTCAACGGACGGATCGGACGGCGGCCGACCGGCGGGCTTGAGCAGCGGATGGATGGAGAGGGCAGCAGCGTCAAAGGACGTGGCGCGCACCCGCTGAATGCTCTGGAGCTGGTCTCCAAGCATGCGCTCTATCTGATACTCCCGAAGTCGATGCATCGTGACTGCGTCGCAACTTTGCAGATAGATTGCAAGTGATGAACCCGATCTACCATCTCCATATTCGCAAGACCGGTGGCACCACCATCAACCATGGCTTGCTTGCCGCGCTGAGCGGGCGGCCGTCGGAGCCGATCTATCGCGCCCTGGCGCAGGCCGGCGACAACAGGGTGATGCTCGACGATGTGTCGTTCGCGGGCTGGCGGCTGGAAACGATCAACGCCGGCGGCTGGGATTTCGCGTTCGGGCACAAGCCGCTGGAACTGCTTGAACTTCCTGCCGACGCGACCGTGATTACCTGCTTTCGCGATCCTGTCGCCCGCCTGGCTTCGCACTATCGCATGCTGCGCCAGATGATCGCGGAGGATAGCGACCACGTTATCATGGCGAAAGAGGCGCCTTGGGCGAAAGATAGTTTCCGCGATTTTGTCGATCGCATTCCTAACAAGCACAGGTTGACCCAGCTCTACATGTTCTCGACGGCGCTTGATCTCGCCGAGGCGACTGAGCGGCTGAAGTGCATCAACCATGTGCTTTGGACAGAACGCCTCGCCGGCGACCTTGATGCGCTTGGCGTGGCCCTTGGGCTGCCTCTCGACAGCACCCTGCGCATGCGGCCGTCCCGGCCGTTGGAAATCCCTGCATCCGAGCTCGCCTACGCCCGTGAGGCCCTGGCGATCGAATATGAGTGGCTTAGGCGTACCGGCCTGACCGGCTGATCTCGAACCAAAATCACCGCTAAAGGAAACTATCCATGGACAAGGCGAAGTTCTTCGCCGGGTTGCGCTCGCGCGACTCCGGCCTTTTTGGCACGTCCCTCTCTCAGCCGCAGGTCGAGGGGACGGAACGCATCGTGGATGAGGGCCAGAACCGGGGCATGGCGCTTCGGCAATTGGCCTATGTGCTGGCGACCGCCTACCACGAGACCGGCGCAAAGATGCAGCCGATCCGTGAGGCCGGCGGTGAAAGGTACCTCCGGTCCAAGCCGTACTATCCCTGGGTGGGCGAGGGGCTT